GCATAAGGTGTATTAATTGTTGAATTTAATTTCCACATTATCCGTGCAACCATTCGTCTATTTTATCTGAAGACAATACCCCAGAAACTCTTTTAATTTCAGTGTCGCCTTCATACATAACCATAGTAGGTACTGAACGAACACCAGCTGCTGCAGCGCGATCCATTTGATCATCAATATCAACTACCTCAATAGGAACATCAGTTTCTACTGAAGATAGTTGCATTGCTAAACCTTTACATGGAGCACACCAACTTGCTGTAAATCTTACAACTCTTTTCATATTTTATCCTTCACACGCTAAGCATTCATTACCTTCAGCCATAGAACGCAGATCAATCTCTGCAATGACTTCCCTTTCTATCTTCTTACTTACCTTATCTGCCTTGGCAATTTTATCACTACGACAATAGTACATAGTTTTAAGTTTTTGTTTCCAAGCCATGAAGTGAACTGCATGGATATACTTAATGTTACTATCTGGACGGAAGAATACATTCAATGACTGTGCTTGATCGATATACTCTTGACGATCTGCTGCATGCTGAACTACCCAACGCTGATCGATTTCCATAGAAGTCTTGAACACATCTTTAGTCCAATCATCCATCCAAGTCAAGTGTTGCACTGAACCATCGTTGGCAATAATAGATGACCAAGTTTCGTCATACCATCCATCATTATACTCTGATGCCTTAGCTTTAACAACTTTATCTAGGAATTGGTTCTTGTGAAGATGTGAACCACTTAAAGTGTCTTGGCGGTAAGCATTAGCTCTAAAAGGTTCAATACTGGGTGAAGTATTCCCCATAATAATAGAGCTGCTAGCATTAGGGGCGATAGCCATAAGATGAGAAAACCGATTACCTGTCCCAACGGCATCTGGAGCTTCGCCCCTTTCTTTACCAATTTCTTGATTCGCTTCATCTAATTTTCCTCTAACGTATGAGAATATCGTTTTATTAAGTCCAGCTGCTAGTGCGCTTTCCCATGGAAGGTTTTTCTTTTGCAATAAAGCATGGAATCCCAAAGCACCGATACCAATACTGCGCTCACGACTGGCACTGTAACGAGCACGAGCGATAGTATCAGGAGCATTGTCAATAAAATGTTGTAACACATTATCAAGCATTTCAGCAATATCTCTAAGAAAGAGAGGATCTTGTTTCCAATCATCGTAATACTCCAAATTTAATGAAGACAGGCAACATACAGCTGTTCTTTCTTCGTTTGTAGGTAGAATAATCTCTGAACAGAGATTTGATTGATGCACTTTAAGACCTTTGTCTTTAAGCCATTGTGGTAACTTACGGTTTGACTCGTCAATAAAGTGTAGATACGGTTCACCTGTTTGCATACGCAATTCAAGAATATCTTGCCATAGTGCTTTAGCAGAAACCGTTTCACGCACTTCATTTGAATGTGGATCGATTAGATCCCAAGAGTCGTCGGCATTATGGTCTAACATACAAGCTTCGATAATATCCATAAACTTGTCAGAGATATTAACACCGTGATGCAAGTTTAGAGCTTTCATGTTCTGATCGCCAGTAGCCTTACGCATTTGAATAAACTGCATAATGTCTGGGTGGTCAATGTTTAGATAGGCTGCATATGAACCACGACGAGTCTTACCTTGACGATAAGCTAATGAAGATGCATCATAGATCTTCAAGTGAGGCATAACACCAGTAGAAATAGCATCAGCTGAACGGATACCGAAACCAATACCAACACCGCCTCCCATCATTGACAACCAATTTGTTTCTGATAGGTTGTCTACCAGTCCTTCAGCGGTGTCTTCAATATAATTGAGAAAACAGCTAATAGGCAAACCACGTTTGCTACGACCAAAGGATAGAATAGGTGTGGCGTAACTAAGCCAGTGCTTGCTACTATACTCGTATAAACGTTGAGCATGCTCAGGATTAGAAGAGAACATTTTTGAAACATAAGCGAACCTTTCCTGTGGGGATTTCTCATCCTCTTTCATATAACTTTCTTTTAATCTAATCATCCCCAATTCATCAAACAATGAATCACGAGAATAATCTACTTTAATGTCGTGGACTATATCCATAATTAACCTCTTTTATTATTCTTGTACGAATTCTGTTACCATCGGGAAGATTTCCGTGATTGCTTGAGCGCATGCACGAGCTACTTCCATATGTTCTTTTTGTGTTCCATTACCGCTACGGATTTCAATGAAGTGGATCCAGCTACGTAGTGTGCCATTCATATATAGACGACTCACGGTATTACCTTCAGGCAAAATAGCACGTGCCTGTTCTTTGGCAATACCATTATCTATTGCCCACTTGTAGGTATCTTTAACCAAATTGATAACTACCATTTGTTTCATATTCCAGTTTTCTGCTAGTTCTCTATCATCTGTTGATACTGAATTTTGACGATTAACTGTATCTTGTAAACGTGCTTCACGTGTAACAAAGTCTAAATCTTTTGTAGGGTCTGCGTAACGTTGACTAAATTCTTGGAAAGAGAAACTGCGATGACGTAGGATTTGTCTAGCGATATCTCTTGTTGTTTCGATTTCTAAACAGGCAGAAGCCATTTCTAGAGGACTCCAGTGCTTATGTTTGATCAAATACTTAATTAGCTTCTCAGCAGTTTCCATATTTAATTGGTTTGATGGGTTTGAAACTCGAGCGCAGAAAGCAACTAGATCTTGAACATCATCTAAACCATCTTTCATCATCTCATCACTTGGACGACTATAACTAACTAATTTAACTTTCAACACTTTCTCCATTCGGTGAATTTTAGTTTGGCTTCAATACCTGAAAAGGTATTCGTATTTATACACTCTAGAATTTCAGCTGGTGTCTTACCAGATAAAATCATTTCATTAATATCTTTTTCTTGAACTGTGTCTGGCCATAAACATACATTATACCCCAGATCGATATTTTTAGCAAGTAATTTTACTATCTCTTTAGATCGTGGTTCATTATCCATTACAATAGTAGCATTGGTAAGAAGTGAACGTATAGTAGGATTATCAAAGCTACTACCACTAACGGCAATTCCATTTGGAAGAAAAAGTGAATCAATCGGTCCTTCCACAATGTAAATACGTTTCGAATAGTCAACACGGTCAAGCCCATATACCCTCTCCTTATCTTCGTCTATCTTGATGGTCATATACTTAGGTTCTTCATTACCGAATGCTCGACCTTGGAATGCAAAAACCTTACCTGCATTGGTGAAGTAAGGTAAGATTAACCTTGGATGTTCATTAGTGACAGGTTCTTGGAACTTCGGTGTAACACTGTTAACAAACCGCTTAAAGTGTGTAGAAAAGTATAAAAACTTCCATTTTTCGTGTGGAATTTGACGTTTTTTGACGTATTTTACAGCTGGATGAGATGGGTCAAGGGTATCTATTCTTTTGAGTGTGTCAAGCGTATCGTCTTGTAGTAAAACTTCTTTCTTGACAGCTGGGATCACTTCTGCTACATCTTTGTGAGCCTGTTTACCCATTGCACCACCCTTGTATCTTTCAAGGACATATTCATCATATAACAGTGGGTCAACTTGTTTAACTAGATTGCCGAGTGTAGTACCCTTACCGCAGTTGTGACACTTGCAGAATAAACCACCTTTTTGTCGGTAGATATAACCACGCGCTTTTAGTTTTGATTTTTTAGAATCTCCACAAAATATACAACTATAATTCCACACATAGTCGTCTGTTTTTTTAAAATTGCGAAGTCTTGTCGAGAGCATATTTGCATATTTAACATCAATGTAAAGCATAATTATCCTAAATAATATATGTGGATCACGAGACTGCCATCTCTACCCACTCTAGAGTTTATTGTTAAGAGGAACCCCAGCATTTCTATTTATTGTATATACCAAGCCACAAACATCTCAAATGGTAAGTCTTATATTGGATTTACATATAACTTCAAAAGAAGAAAATCTAATCACATTTATGGGAGTAAAACTCCAAAAACTATATTTCATAAAGCTATACATAAGTATACCCCAAATTTGTTTAAATGGCAAATTTTATATATGAGTAAAGACAAAGAACACTGCATGAAAGTTATGGAGGATTTCTTTATAAAAGAATACAATACTATGCTTCCAAACGGCTATAATACATGTAATGGTGGTGGAGGTGGAATTATTTCGCAAACTCTTATACAAAAAATGCGCACAGATAACCCAATGACCAAATTGCGTGTCAATAATGGATCGTTTAAACATGGGGAATCTAAAGTATTTACAGAAGAGCACATTAATAATATAAGAAAATCAAAATTAGGTTCAAAAAATATAAATTATAAAAATAAAAAAGCATCTAAACATTTAAATGAACTTAAATATAAATGCGATTATTGCGATATTATAACATCAAAAGGTAATATTTCTAGATGGCACAATAGTAAATGTAAATTATACACTAACTAATAATAAACAACAACAAATATTAAATGCAAGTTTACAAGAAAATATATTTGCCTTTAATTTGTCAAAAGACGATAATAACGGTGTCTGGGGTTGATATGTTAGTGAGTAAGTTTTAAGATAACATTAACCATATAACCTACAGCAGCTGATGCGCCAATAACCCACCATCTCCAATTCTCTAAAGTTTGAATACGATCAAGTAATCCAGAAAGTTTGTTCTCGATACCCTCTTGAATTGCTTGATGTTGTATACGGGAATTCTCAGCTTGCGTTTGCATTTTAGCCTCGAGAACATTTTCCATATTATCAATCTTATCTAGAATCTCTTTAGAAATAGAATTGACCCGATTATAAATTTCACGGATATCATCTTCTGTTCTTGTATGTGAAGAAGCTAGAGAATTTAAACGTTCGTCATGAACTGCTAGAAGTTTACCGATACTGTTACTAACTTCGGTTAGTTTCTCAATAGAGGTATCTATTTTAGACACGACAGACTCTAATACTTTTACTTGGGATTCGATAGACATTACTTAATCTCTTCGTAGATTTTCTTTTGTTTATTATACCAATTCACCCACGCGTCTGCTTTTTCTTGACATTCGTAATATTGGCTGTAATTATCCACAACCACATCAAGCACTTGACTCATCTTTGTAGTTTCTATTGGTGTCTGCTTTAAGTCTGGACATGTTGCAGATAATTCTTCAGGGATTGCTGGCCAAACTGGTTTAACTGGCACTACTGATGCACATCCTACCAATAGTATAAACGGTATTGCTAATAAAAATCTCATTTAGTCACCTCTGTAGGTAATGACAAATCCAAAGGTTTCGTTGCAGCTTTATTAAGTACAGTGATTACCTCTGGAACACTGCAGTTATCAATAGCAACGGTTTTTTCTCTTAGTACTTCTTTAGTTACTACTTTTGTATCGTGTATAATTTTAATTTTATCTTTATACTTTATAACAACTTCAGCGTTTGCTGTTTTAGACTTTTCCTCAGCAAGAACTACCTTTTGTTTTAATTCTTCTGATTGATCACGCCACTTCATTTCTGTAGTATAACAACCATATAGATAAACACCAAGTATTGCAAAAGCGATAGACGCTAGTTTAATAGTATTGGCATAAGGTTTAAACATCGGGATAACCCCACCGAATGAGCCAATTAGGTAGCCAGCAATTCCAATAAGGCAAATTGCCACTACGATAAAGTACATTAAACTATCAGGTAATAAAGTTAGTAACCACATAATTATCTCACTGGAGTAGCTCTACGAGCCATTGATAAAACACCACTATTCTTTGCTTTGTATTTATCGATATCTTTTTTCTTCGGTACGGCTATATCTGTTGATACTGACGCGCCAGTAGAATTGGTAGGTGCGCCACCTTCTCCGTCTTCAGATAATTCTTTTTGTTTTTCGTGAAGAAATTTTATAACTGTAATTTCTTCTTCTACAAGAGTTATATTCTCTAAAACTCTCAATAGTTTTGTGCAATCTTCGAACATAAATGTTCGTTTATTTTCATAGGATTCTTTAACCAACCACAAACCTGCAATTAGGTTTTTTAGTTTATTATCTCCACCTGGAAGTCTGTTAATAATCTTCTTGATGTTAAACACTAAACGGTTTAGGTAAGAATATGCATCTTTTTGTTCTGAGGTATCTAATTTTGTAGTTTTAATTAGATTCTTGCCATCTTTGTCGATAATACCTAGCTTATACGCTTGAGTTTCCTCGAACGGAGTTATAAGCATCGTAAGTATTTTATACGCGATTAAATTGTCAACAATTCTAGACATTAAATTTTCCTTAGAACTTCTATGATATTTTCATCTAATTTTACTTCAGATAAAACAATTCCATATTCTGGAACTGTATTTGGCATACGATTAAGATAGACTAAAAATGTAACTAGAGAATTCCAGCAATCTTTGTCTATCTTATCGAATAACATTTTTGTAGCAACTTCGCCGAATACATTATACAGTACAATAA